TTAAATATTATGGGTATTTTCCCCAACTAAGAATTTCTCTTTATCTGAAAGTGGATGATGATCTGAAAATGGATGATGTTCTGCACCTTGATAAAGTATTTTTCTGTATATGGCTAACTCTTCATCTGTCATATTTCTTTGTTCTCCTACAATGTTTGTAAGGATATCAATATAAGCTATCGACTTAGAATTTTCTTTTTCCATATCATTTCCTCTTCTTAACTTTTACATAATACTTAGATTTCTCTTGCTTCAATTCTCGTATTTGCTTTTTCATTTTGTCTACATCTTGTTTCAATATCTCCACATTCTGTTTCATTAACATTATTTCTATATCTTGTTTCATAGTTTCTTTTCTATTTTCCCTACAAGGTTTATGCCCATACTCGTTTTCCCAAATACAGGGCTCGATATTAGGCTCACAAGGGATTCCGTGCATTATCTTATAAACATCTTCTTCAATGCCCATTGTATACAATTCTCCTTTATATTTATAAATATCTGTTTTTCATCTTTCTTATGAAATTATTCTGAATATATTTCTTATAGGGTACTAGAAATTAATCTAGTACCCTAAAATTATTTTTGAACCAATGTCAGAAGTGGGTAAATACCAAACTCGGCATTGGCTGGTCTTGCGTGAATTGTTCTTTTATCAATGTCATAATATCCGTAACAATTCATACCCGAATATGACGATAGCCACATTCCACCAGTAGTATCATAACCAAAGCTTGTTAAAGCTGTAGTAATTGGCTTGTTTGCAAAGTATGGTAACTGTGACTCCATGCCTGAATTATCATAGCAACCTGAAGTAACATAATGTCCGAAAATCTCAGGCTCACTTGGTAATCTAAGCGAATAAGATGTATAGCTATCACTATAGCCATAGTTTTCCACACTTCTTCCACCACCATTGACATAAGTGTAACTTGTGGCTGATTTGTTAATCATAAGTGGTAATGGGTCTGAAAACTCAGCAAGATTATTTCCAAAAATATTTTTAAAATGTGCAGTATAAACAGGCATAACCTTTTACTGAATGAATGTTTGAGAGTATGCGTGAACATCACCTAAACCTGTAGCGTTATCAATAGCATTTGTTCCTATTGGTGAACCAAAAGGCATAAATGTATATGACCGTTTTCCACTTGAAGCTTTTGTAGTTCTAAGAAAATCCACAGCTACACATACAAAATAAGTATCATACTCTACCGTTTTTGTACTTTCTTCACCATCAACGATACAAGGAACATTTTCAATAGTTCCTTTTATTTTCAATTCTGTACCAAGACCTAATTCGGAAATATCGCCACGATTTTTCTATTTGGCTTGTAATATCTGCCGTACCGTCATTGTTCATAAGCTCCGTTTGGTTTGCTAGTGAACTAAGTTTGTTATCAGCTTTATTATATATGCTTACGCTCATTTAATCTTTCCACCACCCTAGTTATCCTCGCTTTCATACTTCTCCCCAGTGATTTTTTCATACTGCTCAGGGGTTATCTTCCCTCTGTCAGCAAAGTCTTTGACCTGCTCAGCCGTGTACAACCCTAAGTCGTACAAACGTTTGACTTTTCTATACATTGTCGTCACTCTCCTCGATTAGTGTGTCGGTCATTAGTGCTGTGTATAGCACCTGTGCTTCTAGCTCATCAACCTTCGTGGCTTTCTTCGGCTGAAAATCTTCGGTGGATAACCCTAGTTTTTCAGCCATTTTTCTCTGTAAATCTGTCATGTTGTACCTCCCACTTCTGATAGTTTCACGATATACTCTTCTTCGCTTGGCACTGGTATTCGATAGCTGTCATTGCTGTTTTTGAACGTTATGCTACCGCCTGCTTCGACTGTTAGATTTCGCAGAAAATCGTCGTCAATTAGGGTTGAAATGTCGGTGATTATAGGTGTATCTAACGCCTTGATTTTCGTTCCGTCAATAGCGTTGTTTTGGGTATAGGTCTTAGCCTCATAGTCTGTCACATTCCCCTCAATGCCGTAGCCAGGCAGATTGCGGACAGATTCGGGGATTGGGTAAACGTTGCTGTGGTATGGGGCGTAGGCTGTCGGGGTGTCGCCTAGTTCGACTTGGATATCTCGTACTATCACATCTCCACGCCCTGTTCCATATGACATTGCCAGTGTATCATTTTTTGTTTTTGGCGTAAATGTCAATTTTGCGATACCCGTAGTATTCGCAAGAACTCGCTCGCCTTTTGCATAGGAACTTTCAATTCGAGCACCGTCTATTCTAGCTACCCAAAAAAAGCTAGTTAGTTCAGGCGGAACAGTAGCCTTAAGAGTGGCAACGAGTGTTTTACCTATATATTTTCCGACAGGAATGTTTATGCTTGCAAAACCCATAAAGTTGTTCACATAACTACCATCAGACTGCTTATATGATACGTAATAGTCATCTGCATTTAGCAAATTCTTTCCCTGCTCAACGACGCTCTCTGTTTCAGCGCTGACTATTTCGCCGTCAATGACCTCAGAATGACCACCTATCGACTTCACGCTCATCAACTTCGCCCCAGTCGGAACTGTCTTGGCATATGCCGTATCTGTATCGGTTTCAAATTTATGCGTCACACCCTGACCAATGTCGTACAGTGCATTTACACGTCTTGTCAATTCTTTATCCGTCAGCTTTATACGTCCTATTTCAGCTGTATTTTCAGCTATCTTACTGACTGCCGTCACGTAGTCCTCAGGCAGACTGTCAGCTACAGACTGTGCTTTCTGTGCGGCAGTCTCAGCAGCTTTGCGGTCTGTGGCGACCTGTGTGGCTATCTTTTCCATTTCCGCCTTATCGTATAAAATCACCGTTTCATCATCGGTGATATATACGATTGTGCCGTCTTTTATAGTGGATTTATCTACGGCTTCCCACTCGGCTTTTGTGCCAATCCACTTTTCGCTTTCAATCTTGTTGCCTAATTCAGTGACAGACTTTTTAGCATTAGCCGCCATACCTCTAGCAATAATATCTGTAGCCATAAATCCACCTCCTTAATATGTGATCGTTCCCCAAATTTTGTTTACACCCTTGACGTTTTTAACGGTCACACTATAGTAACCACTAATATCTCCTGCATAAACATTTTCCGTTGTAATCGTATCAACTGTTGAGAAGTCACTTAAATCAACCATCATAAGCACTTCCTCTGCACCATTCTGAGTCAGTTTTCCTACAACCTGAAAACTGCCAGTTCCCGAAGCCTGTACTTTAAAATCAGCACCAATGCCAACTTTCAGCTCAAAAGCTTTTCCATTTTCGTACAGGTTTCCGTTTGTAGCACAATACGCCATAAATCATCTTCCTTTCGTATAAATAAAATATAACAAGGGCGAAGCTGTGTTACCTCGCCCTTTAAAAACAAAAACAATTAGTATTACTTAATAGCACTTGCAAGCTTCTTGATAAACTTCTCACCTGCAACACTATTCTGCTTATAACCCCACTTTTTCAGCAGAGCATTAACAGCCTTTTCAGTACCCTCGCCAAATATACTATTTTCGTCAAGTGTGACGTTGTGAAGTTTTCTTGCCTTGGCTATGATGAGCATTTCTTTTAGAGCAAGAACACCACTGGTCTTATCACCCTTTTTATAACCAGACTTTTCGAGTATCGAAAGTTCATTGTTTTTTTGCTTTTTAAAACCATTAAGACCCTTTTTCTTTATAATTGCGGTAAAATCTTTATAGGCATAATTGCAATCACAGTTTCCATTTACACCTGAAACCGAGCCTTTACTTGTGTACTGCCACATACCATAGCTACCACCGTATGAAGGCTTTGACTTGTCAAATTCAGCAAGCCATACACAATATTTGTTTTTACAATCACTAGAAACTTTACTGTTAAGAAAAGCAGCATAGCTATAAAGCATTACATAATAATTTTTCTTTTCACAATAACCGCAAAAAGCATTAATTATACTACCTATAGTAGAAGCCGATAAATCGCACTGTGTACTATCTTCTATATCAAAAGCAATAGGCATTTCAAAAGTTTTACCCTTGATTGCTTCAAGAAACACCTTGGCTTCTAATTCGGCATCTGCTGATGTTAGAGCATATGAATACCAATAAGCACCAACTTTAAGTCCTGCTGATTTTGCCTTTTTGTAATTGGTTTCAAAACATTCGTCTTTCTGACCGATACATTTGCCGTAGCCTGCGTTTATCATAACAAAGTCATATCCTGCCTTTTTTACTTTGTTAAAATCTACATTAGTACCCTGCCAATGGGAAACATCTATACCTTTTATTGTTGTTGCCATAAAAATTACTTCCTTTCCAATTAATCTTCTTTTACAGGCAGTTTATTTAATTCGTCTACACAGTTATGTACAAAACTATTGCCCCCAATAGATGAATAGCTTTCGTATAGTCTTGCGAGATTTTCTTTTTCGTACAGTGAAATACTATTTTCTTTCATTCTTGAATTATAAATCGCCAAAATAGAATTTCTCAGCGTAGCCTGCAAAGCCAAACTTTGTTTTCGCAACTGAGTTTCCATGCTTTGGTTCTGTTCTACCTGTCTTTCCACTAATACTGTTAGTTTATCTATTTTTTTATTTAGATTATCTTTGTCACTGGTTTTTGAAATCCACCCTACAAATCTATTCCTTATTGGCTTAACAATAATTGTTATCAGTGCCAAAATGGTTGTAATACTTCCACAGTAGGTAGCAATTTCCTTAACTGTGTTCATAATTACTCACCGCCATTCTTAACCTCGTCAATAAAATCTGTAAGTGATTTATAATTCATATCTTTAACGGCACTTTCAAGCAAGATGACAAGCTCTACATCGGAAATCTTAATACCCTTTTCTTCAAGCAGGGCAAGCATGGTTTCTTTAGCCTTTTCAAGCTTTTCTGTGCCGTGAACGTCTTTATAAATCTGTTCTATGTACTTAACCGTTGTAGCCGCCACATCTTTCTTAATGCTGTCATTTGCGATTTTTGTATACTTCGATTTTACAAAACCGACAATAGCCGTCATAACCGCTGTTAAAATTACAGGCAAATACTCTGTAATCATCTGAGTAATAATCTCTTTCATAACTTTTCCTCCAATAATAAAAGAGGGTTGTTAGCCCTCTTTCTATTTAAGTATTATTTTTATATGTGTTTCATCAATACGTTTGATAACCCTATAACCACTATCTGACTTGGTTGCCACGCCATTCACACTAGCCGTACAATATCCGTTGACCTCGCACGTTCCGTCATCTTGAACTACTAACTGTCCTAACAAGCCAACTTTGCTATACTCTTTTCTAGCCCCACGAGGAACATATTCAAGCGTATCGTTATAGTTTTTACTGACTATAGGATTGTGTGACTCATCATAAATCAACCGTCCATAAACATCTGTTTTATACTTATCATGCCAATCTAATTCAGCAGAGTTACCAACAATAGACGGATTAGCTGATATGACGCCGAGTATATAATCGTCTTTATTTGCAAGCTTGATTTTATCACCGTCAAGCGTAACGAATAATCCGATCCTATCTTGATTGTCAACATTTCCGTCAAGCCATTCAAAATATTCGGCATAGTCAGCGCCAATAGTTTTGTACGCACCGCCAGCATAAACATTGCCTGAAAAGTCCACTTGCATTGCAGAATTTTGAGTTAGAGAACCATCTTCTATATTATGACCGTTTCCTATATTAAATAGTATACTTGCATTTTCCGAGCTTTTATAAGTTGGTTTTGCATTGATACCTATAACGGTTTGGTTATCTGCCGTGGCGCGATTCCATGAACCTGCGACAAGACATCCATCATAATTAAGAACATCATTTTGATCTCCAAACACGGCGTTATATTTTGCCATTTGGTCTTTAGTTTTGTCACCCTTAACAATATTCCATGTGCCAACTACAATACTATAAGCTACACCCTCTAGCATATTATTCATACCATTAACATATGTATCACGAGAATTGAAAACAGTATTTTTTGCACCGCTACACTCAACCGCCACACTATATTCAGATGTATTCCACATACCGCTGACGTGATTAGAAAAACCACCAACGCTAGTATTATTAAAACCTGTTAAGGAATTTAAACTGCTATTTCCACGAGCATAGGGTATATTGTTAGTTTTCATTTCTGAAAAATCAATATAATTATTGCTGTCATAACTATATTCGTAGCAGTGGTTTGCTTGACCTTCAACATGGTTATAATCACCATGAGCAATATTTTCGAGATAAATAGTAATCTGTTTTGTTCCATCAGGGGTTATAGTATACCAATAAGAATTGCCATAATAATTAAACTTTTCTGAGATGTGTCTACTACCACCACTATCAACGTATTCAACAAATCGTCCTACGCTAGAATTTTGACTTCCTAGAGGTATAGGTTTGCCATTCCTAATAGCAATGTAACCAGCGTTTATACCGCCACCACGGAAATAGATCCACACACTGTCTCCCATGCTTAAAATCTCACCTGATTTATTCAGAAAAGATTTTTCAGCACCATTATACTCTAATAGCGAAACAATTGCTGTACAGTTTGTAGAGTCATAGCTTTTAACTGTTCCGTAGGTGTAACCAAGTGTTTTTTTGTTGTCTTGGCTTTCCTTAATCAGCTTATTCATTTTAGACATTCTGTACACCGCCTTTACGAATAATCAGCTAAAACCATTTTGCAGTTACCTACATATTTAACACCATTCATTGTAAATTTTACAACAGTTCCGTCAGCAGGAAACACACTACTTTGCCCCATATAAACATAGAATATTCCGTCAGTTTTAGCAGCGTATTGCCCCTCAACTGTGCTATTCAATGGTATATTAAAATCAACTTGTGGTACAAGGTTCGTACCGCCATTGTGCAAACTTTGACTAAACATATTATACAAACTTGCCATTTTACTTCCTTGATGTCCTGAATTTGAAGTAGGGGTAAAGAAACCTGTTATCTCTGTATCATCGGACAGCTTTCTCATCTTTGCGATACCCCCACCTAATACATAGTCATTATCTCCACTTTTAAACAAAATCAACATTCCTTGACTTGTAGTGTACAACATAACACTATCAAACTTGTTATAGGCGAAGCTGACATAATCAGCATATGGTGACGTTTTAGTAGAGTCATATTCACCACATCCAACCCAGTAGCGCGACTTTGCAGGGTCAAACATTATTCTAAAGTACGTTGTATCATCAATCCAAAATGTCAAAGTGTTATAATCGGTGGACTCACTATCAGGATAATTTGTTTCAATTTTACTCCAAGCCCACTTATCTTCAAAAAATGTTTTTAAATCTGCAAACACAGTTTCAGAAGAAGTTTGATTTGGAGTACAAGTATAAGTATTTATCATTAATTATCACCGTCCAATTCTGCGTTACCGCTTATTCCAATAGTTCCACGAGCGTTAGTATTTGTTTCGTTCATATCAACAAATTTGATATTATGCTCTATGCAATATTTAACAATAGGTAAACACCTACTATCTGTTACATCTATTATTCCGTTGCCATAACCAAACATTATACCAACAGTTACATTGTCAAATGCACTTAAATCATTTATAGACGTATCGGTATATTTTCCTAAACTTTCATCATATTCGCTATGAAAAATAACTTGATCTATACTTGTGCTCTTAATGGCATTTTGATTAATCGTAAACAAACTTTCGGGAAACGAAATACTTGTCATAGAACTCTGTTGAAATGCGTTGCTCATTATTTCTGTAGTTCCATTTGCCACAACAACATTACTGCCGTACCACGAGGATGCAGGAGCACGGCAAAACTTATTATCTTGATATAAACAATTATTGACTACCCGAAAATGAGTATTGGCACTATTAACATTAAAGGTGTTTAACAGAGGACAATTATTAAAGCCTGTAAAACTCTCCAATGACTTACCTATAGAAACGGTTGTCAGTGACGGACAATTATTTACACCGGACACAGAGATGGCAGTATTAGGAATATAAAACGTTGTTATCGCATTACCATTAAGTCCACCTATCTCAGTTACCTTTCCGTCACTCATAAATGACAAACTTTTAAGCTTTGGGCAATCATTAAATCCATTCACATTTTCACAAGAACTTTCTATCCTTAAAGTTGTCAGATTAGGCATATCGTTACAACCCTCAACGTCAACCACATAGCCTGTAGTCGCTGAAGTTAATGATGTTAAATTATTCATACAGTTCTCAGGTATAGTTTTTAAACTTGTGCTATTTGTCATTGGTAATTTTGTCATATTAGGCATATTGCAAAACGATCCGCTTTCAAGCGTAATACCATTGCTGTCGGTCACATTGCCATAAATTACAACATTAATCGTATTACCACTATAACCATTAAAAGCGTTTTTAGGTATTTTGGTAGTACAATTACCCGATTGAAAGTCCAAACTCAGATTTATGTTTGCTGATGTATTACTTGCAAAACTATTGGTATCGTTAATGTTAGTAGATCGCCCAATTTGTATACTTTGAAGCCTAGATAAATCTCCCTCAATACCTTTACCCATAAGGTAGAATCTTCCCTGTACTGTCGCAGGATAAATGACTAAACTTGTCGTCTCTTTGTTTACATACACTACGCACTTATTTGTGGTTGCCGCTTTGATGCTTAATTTTCCAACAACATGACTTCCTTTTAGCATCTCGTTTTGTTTTATTTCTTCGACACCTGTTTGCTTATCAACTGAAACCATTGGTGTGAAATTCAAGGTATAAGGTAGTTCCAAACCATTAACGAATGTGCTATTCGCAAGAAACGATTCAGGGTGTGAAATATCACAGTATGCTGTAGGAAATTTAATATTGGCAAGTTTTTTGCAACCTGACAACACACCTTTACTGGTCGAAATGTTTGCAAGATTAGTAGGAAAAACAAAGTCTGTCATGTTTTCAAATCCGTTTCCCATAGGTGAAGTGAGGTAGGTAGCTTTTACTTTGGAACAATCTATCTTTGTAGTTGTTCCTTTATCAAAAGCATTATCAAAGTTGGTTAAATCATCACTCTCAGACACGATGGTTGTATCGTGTGTACCCAAAGAATAATTCTTTTTAAATGTTGAAATTGTGTTTGTATTACGTCTAACTACTTCATTGTCATCATAACGTATTAAACAACGTGATGGTGACATAGATTGAAATTCTACCGTACTATCTGCCGACAATGTATTGGTAACTGTAACTTCATTTCCTGTTATCCACTCTGCAGTAAGTGTTGTGTTGCTATTTGGTATAGTGTACACGTCACCAAAATTATATCTATTGCCTTGACTATCCGTCCATGCAAGTAACTTATTTTCATTATACATATCCCCACCTTGTAAAACGATTTGTTTATTAGGGACTTGTTTTACATTTTCATAAGTAATGACATTGCCATTCTTGTCCTTGCCACCATTCGTGTTGTAAGATATTATCACTGTATTACTCGAAGTTTCACAGTAAATCGAAATGCAATCTGTATCAAATGGTAGCCACTGTAGATTAGTGGCTTCAATACTCATTTCAGTAGCCGATAAAGGCATTGTAATAGAGTTTACGATAAATAACTGTTTGTCAAAATTATAATAACCATTGCTAACCCTAACGGTATTATCAACATTCAAATGTGGAGTGATCGGCAGATTATAACTAATACCTGTACTCATACAAGTATGTTGTAATAACATATATTCGGCTTGTTGCCTACACTTTTCCTCTCCGCTTTCTTCACTTGTATCTCCTAGGGGTATATAATAAGTGCCACCATCTAAGCCCTTATAGCCAATAGCATTTATGTTTACAGGTGATTGTGGGTTTTCATTTTTAGCTGTGTACGAATAAATTTCACCACTTGTATTGTCTGTTGTAACTGTAATAATGTTTACACCGTCATAATTATAAGTATAATTAATATCCGTTTCTGTAATTTCGGTTTCACTCAATTCAAATTGTGGTGATAAATGACGATACCAAGAAGGTAAGTTATAGTTGAAAACTCTTTCCATTCTCAATCTGCCATTGACATCGTAATAGATATTAGCACCATACATTTCGGCAATCTTATCAAAAATTTCACCAAGATAACCACCCTCGTCAACCACGATGTCGTCATACAAAGTTACATTATAGAATATAGGGTCAATAATCGGCTCAACAGGGTCAAGAGGTATGTTATTACCCAAATCAAGCATAAGCGTGTCCTTAATTAAAGTTGCAATATTCGTTCCTTTTTTAGAATTTGTAACACTAGCTTGATACTCAACAAGGCACATTCTAGCATTTAATGTTCCGTCAAGAAATCCATATTTGTCAACACCCTCAACATTCAATCGTCTACCATTAGAGTTTGCTGACTTTGTAACAAAAACACCTTGCGGAAACCAATAAATATTCTCATCAACTTGCAAGCCGATGAAGATTTTGAATTTTCGATTGTACCAAAATGAACTATCTTTTTGAGGTATGTATTTACCACTTCTATCAATAATAGATAAAGAGCAAGACCTACGACAGCCTTGCTCTTTATTAATCGTTATTGAACCATCTGTAGAAGATAAGTCACTTGTTATTTCGCCAATAGCACCTTCATAGTGTGATAAAATTTCCATTTTGACATACATTTTTCGCATTGGTTTATGTAACTCGGCAAGATAAGCATTGTCTATTTTATTATAATAATCCATAACACTTTCCTACCTCCTATCTAATAATTATTACATCGTTTATATCTTCAACTTCAATCCAATCATACTTAATATTAGTCAACCCTAATACACTTGTGCTATCATAAATTCTAGTAGGGTTATCTGAGATATTTATAATCCAAACATCGCCCTTATGAGATTTTAACATAAAATCATTCTTGCCTTTAATAAATTTAGTCCATGCTTTTACCCTGTCAATATTATCGACTATTCGACCATCAGGGCAATTAATTGTTAAAAGATCAGCAGAGAAAGAACCACTCTCACAATCTGTTACTGTTCTAGTTGTTTTTGGCTTAATACCTGTTCCTGTGTGTACCGCAAGACCAATATTTGATGTAATATCATTATCGGTCATACCTGTTATAAACTCCCAACACTCAGAAATAGCATAATACTTTTTGTTATATTTTGTACCCAAATCGGTTAAAGAGTATATAAACCAACCGTCCTTGTCTACCGATACTTGCTCTGATTTATATGGTTTGTAATCTCCGTAACAAACATAATATTCATAAGTCTGCTTATTGCCAACTGTTGTGTCAAAAAAGCTCTTTGTATTAGTAGTACCAAGAAAAACATAATCTTCTTCATTCACATTACGTCTAAAAATCTTTGCAGTACCACTAAGAGTTGTATTCCATGACAGCATTGCTATACGATTATTAATCATTAGACAATTAAAGTTGTTTACTAAATCACCTAACTCGTTGCCTTGGAACGATACTCTTTTGCTAAAATGATACATTTTATCGTCAAGTGTCATAATCTCACTAACAACACAATATGAATTTCCTGCTTGCATAACATAGAAATCATAGTTGAGTCTGAAATTATAAATTGCAGGACTCTCGCCAATTAATTTCTGTGTTTCACTATAAACAGTAAATTTTGCACCTTTTACAAACTGAGTATTTGCAGGGCAATAAATTATAGCCATTCCAGTAGCAGTATTGTAGTTAGAAATAAAACCATTAATACCCTCGGTAACATGACCCTCTGTTCCACTAGGCTCTACCTCTATAGTAATACACTTATTTACTATATTTTCACCTATACTTTTACCAAGATTGACCTGAGTTGTATCATTTGTGCTGTCCTGAATAGTTCCGTCATAGACTACATTTGAATTAATTGTCTGATACAAATAGTATTTATAATATTTCAAGCCGACATGATTAGGGTGAGTGTACGTTGTTTCACAATGTATTGGTCTAGTAGAATTGTTTTCATTCACTTCAGCCGTAACAATACAATCAGGGTCATTTCTGCATTTTACATAATGCGGTTTATCTATAAAGTAATTAGTAAATATCCTAAATTCAGTGCCTACTGTTGGTGTATTTGTAAAAGCAGATTTCAATGTAACCATGCCTGTTTTGTAGTCATACTTTTCAATAAACCTACGTTCCTCGCCTATCTCCATGTATGCACCACCAACTAGGTAATTTGAACCGTCAGCACGTTCATAATAATAAGCGTCTTTCAAATTGCCTATTTCCTTATTTATATAAAATGATGTTGAAGAACCTGCTCTCTGAACTTTTCCACGGCAGAAATACATATCGTACAAACCAACACCATCTCCATATTGAGTATCATCAGCTATGGTTGTAGGGTCTGTTTGAAAAAGAATGTATTGATATTGGTAATCATGACCGTTCTCTGCAATGTCATTAAAAACCAGTTCATTAACACCGACTTTATCACCATTATAAAAGGTGTTTATGTCACCACCCTTTGGAAAATAAGAGTGATTAACTTCGCCTGTTTTAAGGTTTGTGTACTCGCACAATGCCCAACGCATAGCTGAACCTGCCGTACAATTAAACTGATAACTGAAATGTGGAGCACGATCATATTCACCATTTGTGTCCTTATGTTTGTCTATCTTTACAACCTCATCATCAGGAAATACCAATGTAGGAGTCATAATCATTTTTGTCACCTCTCTTGTTTTCCAAAAGATAAGAGCCACTAAATAATTAATGGCTCTTTATTACTTTTGTGTTTATTTAATAATTTTTACCGACTATTCTATCCAAATCAGCCTGTTGCAGATAAGCGTTCATCTGCTCTAAGAATGTTGTGCCGTCTGTTGTATTGACAGTATCAATCTGGAATACAATAGTCTTATTGTTTGTATCATTTCTATTTTGAATGTTATTTGGTGTAGACATTTTTGTCCTTACCAAATCTGTTATACCATTGTAAATCTTATCTCCAATATAATTGACAAGATTATCTGTATTAGCCACAAGGTTGTATAGCTTTCTGCCTTGCTCTGAATTGAAGATAGTTTCAACTGCATTTGGCTTTCCGTGAAGTTGTGCAAGCCCTGTATAATCATCAATACCACCTGAGCGATATGGCTTAATAATGTTAAACTTACTCTTTAAAGCGTTAAGAATAGCTGTTAATGCACCCTTGTTCTTACCAAGCATAGGATTAGCCAAGAGTTCTGATGAAACCATTTTGCCGTACAGTTCAGATTTTAACTGTTCTGCTTGCGTTTCATCAAGCCCTGTTCCAACAGTTTCACCGTCATATTGAACAAGATACAAACCATTCGATTTAGCACCCTCAACAGAAATATCAGAATAGTCAAGAGCTTCCCTAGCACGTTTTTTGCAATCCTCTAAGAACTTAGTCCTACCTTCCATAGTTTGCATTTCTTTTTCAGAAACGTTTGTCAACTGTTTTATGTAGTCTTTGTTCTTATTCGTAATATCTGTAACATAGTTTGATAAAGCTTCTTTTTCTTTCTTGTATGCCTCAATTTCTTTGCTTTTAGCCGTTATCTCTTTATCAACGCTCTCAATTTCCTTTTCAACCTGATCTGATAGCTGAGAACGATAAGATTGATATTTGCTCGCAAAGTCATTAAGAATATTCGTGTCTTGCTGTGCTATTTTGTCCGTCCAATTAACGCCTAAAATATCTTTGGCAAGCTGTTCATTTTCTGTATTAGTAGAACTACTGATAAGGTCTTGCCACTGTTGTTTATACTTATCCCACAGTGAAGTTTCCTTGTCACGCTGTTTTTCAAGGTCAGATACACGTTTATCAGCACTAGCCTGTTCATATTCCTGCTGTGCCTTGTTTACTTCCTCAGTATTGGTTTCTAAGTGCCAACCACTAGCTTCAGAATAAACATTTACCTTTTTCTTTTTAGTATTTTCAAGATTATTTAACTTCTCCTGTAAGTCAATGGTATCTTGTTTTTCTTCATTAACAGCTTTAATGGCATCAATTTCAGCATTGTATCTGTCCTCAATAGCTGATTTCTGCTCATCAATATAAGACTCCACTGTGTTTGCAACAGTTTCGTATTGAGAAATAATATTGCCAAGTTGAGTTTTTTGTTCTGTAAGAATATTCTTTTGTTCTTCGAGAACATCTTTCTCGTCCTCGGCTTTATCTATAAGATCATCAAACGTTTCCTCGTAAATTTTCTCAATATCATCTACAGACAGTTTAACTTCAGAAATAGAAGAAGCTACCTCTCCAAGTTTTTCAAGACTTGAAATAAGACCTTCTACATTAGCCTTATCATTGCCATTCGGCAAACTGTTTGATAGTTCTTTTAATCTGTTTATTAATTCTTTAGGGTTTTGTCTTATCAGTTTCTTAACTTCTTCTGTCAGCTTTTCCGTGTTGCCCGAGAATTTAGCCAAGTCAGGATATGATTTAAACAGTTCAACTAAGTCACTATCCGAAATACTTCCGTCTTGCAGACTTGTTAAGGTATCTTTTAGTGATTTTGCCTTATTCTGAACTTCGTCAATATCGTCCGTCCACTCAGAAATATCAAAAGTACCTGTTGTTAATTTTGCAGGTAAAGACTCAAAGAAAGTATTGACATAGCTAATTAAATCCTCATCACCATTAGCCAAGTCAATTAATTTGTCCTTGTATTGCTGAGTTAAATCATAAAGCCTATCAACATCATCAATGTTTTTGGTTTCTACAGCATGACTATAACTTTCAGTAGCTTTCTGAGCTTCATCAAATGCTTTGCTAAATTCTTCACTTGTGTTATAGTTTTCAAGTGTTTTCTGAATTTCGTTGTATTTATCAACGGCATTAGAAAGTTTATCATATTCCTCTGTTGTGGTAGCAATTTCTTTTTGCAAATCAGCCAACCACTTGTTACGATTATCGTCTTTTGAAATGTTTGCCCATTTCTCGGATAATTCATCATAAACCTTTTGCATGGTATCAATACGTTCTTGCATTGTACCTGCGAAAAGTAAATTACTATAAGCATTAGTGCTTATACCAACGTTATTATACTTTTTGAGAATTGGTTCAATGTCATTCTTGTAACTGTACCAATCACCATAACCACGAGAGCCGACCTTGTTGATGTCAGCATTAGAATTATAGCCACTAAATAGACCGTCTGATACATAGGCTTGCCCTTTGCCACCGTAATCAGTAGTAAAAAGACCCTTGTTAAAAGAGCTTCCCTCTTTTAATTTCTTTTGTGCTAAATCATAGGCTTCTTTAACACTCAGCTTTCTATCACTATCATCAGGATCAGTAATATCCGACTCTTGATAAAGTTCACTCTCAGCCTTTTCTTTTTTCCACTCTTTGATTTTCTTAATATTTTCGGACATTTTGCCATTAAGCAAATCAAGGCTCTTAGCTTCATTACCGTACTTATCAATTAAGTTATCCTGAATAGTATTCAAATCGTCTTTAACAGTTGACAAGTCATCTGTTGTCGCAACCAAAGTTACATAACGATTTACTAATTCGTTTACTGACTTGTTTTCTTCATCTAATTTGTCAATAGAGTCAGAGAAACTGCTTGTGAACTGAGCTAAACTTTCTTTTGCATTATCTGCACCATTGACAATATTGTCAAAAAGTGTTATAATACCATCAAGCAAGAAAGAAATAGCTAAACCTGTAAGCATATTGCCAGCAATAGACAACGCTTTCATACCAACAGCAGCAAGTTTGGAAGAAGTTGCAACGCCTTTTAAAGAAGCAGACAGTATTTCTTCTGATACCGCTGCACCATTCGCATTTCTAGCAACATTGAGAGTTGTTTCAGAACAACCCCTTAAAGCTATTGACTCGGCTTCAGCAACCGATTTGCCCTGTGCTAAAAGGTTATTAAACTGACGGACGTTTGCTATTTCATTTACAGGAATAAGTGAATTGTTTTTAAACTGACTAAACGGATTTATCTTTTTAAAATCGGACAACTGAGTTATCATTTGCCCAAATACACTTATCCTATCATTACCACCATCATCTTTGGTTGTTTTAAAGACCTAAACCCTATATTTGCAGTTTTGATACAAATAACAATGGAGGAAATACAAAATGGAAGAAAACACAAACGTGATACCCGACAAAAATAAAAAAAATAATGGTTGTTTGGGGATTTTTATTGCAAATGTAATTGCATGGGGCATATTAATTTTAATTATTTACCTTGCTATAAATAGTGCAAGCTCTGAAAAAGACTACAGCCAAGAAGCTTACACAGCAGCTAAATTCTATGTAAATAAACAGTTAAAAGCCCCTGCCACGGCAGATTATCCAATGTATGATAAAAACTTTATTACGCATCATAATGATAGCTACACCGTATCATCTTATGTGGATGCTGAAAATAGTTTTGGTGTTAAGGGCAGATTGTACTATACTGTCACTATGGAACGTGACGGCAAGGATTGGACTAACGTAAATGTTAATTTGAGAGAATAGATAGTGAATACGAGTGTATGAGTGTATGAGTATACACAAGTGTACAAATGGGCAAAAGTAAACAATGTGTGTTCATGTATAACAAAAGCTCCGAGAATATCGGAGCTTTATTTGCATTGTATTCTATTTATTTTTTTGACTTTAACGCTTTGTAGTTTATGCCAATTAAAACATATAGCCTCGCTTTAGGCGAGACTATATGAAACTACATTTGAACTAGACTATTTATTAGTCGCTTGTCTAGTAGCGACAAACATTTGAAGTGTTTGTGGAGAACTAAGGTCTTATTTTATGACTATTCATTTGCTGCGTTCAGTAACTCGTTGTCACCCTTGCCGTTTTCCATTTTAACCTGATCTGACTCAAGCAAAAACTGAACATAATTTTCAAGAATAATATCAATATCATCTTTATGTAGTTCACCAATTTTTCTTCGGAACTTACTGTTATCCAACGATACGGTTTTGGAAATTCGTGCTACAGACTCATGCTTTAATCCTGCCTCTTGCCAATGAGTAATAGGTACATCATATTTATCGGCTTCTCTCACTTCATGACTTGTCACTTTAATTGACAGTACACACAAAGGTTGCACACTCAATATAATAACAGGTCTATCCTTTGAGATATTTTTATCTTCAAAGGGAAAATTAGCGTACCACAACTCCCATTGTTTCTTCGCCATTTATGTCACTTCCTATCGTCATCGATTTTTGCATAATTATCGTAGATTTTATCATTCCACTCATCATCTTTGTTTATTGTCGGATTGTGCGGTACATTACTCAGTATAAAATCTAAATTGGCTGTAATAAATTGATTAAATTCCTCAACTGACATCTTAGTATTCTGTACATTTATTGTTTTAGCCATAAACCTCACCTCTAAATTTTAAAATAATTTTATACCTTTGTGTGTAGTTGTTAATTAAAATGAAATACTTATAGTTTAATCTTCAAGTGATTTCCTAATATCTTCGTCCCATGGCTGTCCGTTAAAAGTCGAATGTTTCATCATCTCTCTTGCCTGTTTTTTTATTTTTGAAATAACTGCTGCGGAGGACTTGGAATTAATAAATTCGTCCGCTTTATCTTCTCTAACAACGAAGGCAAGATTTACAGGTTTACTCATAACTGCCATATCTATCAACTCCTGCTACTCAAAATATGGACAAATATACCCATATTGAGAAAATTCCTGTTTCACCCTATATGCTTTTGTCCTAAGACTACTCACAAGTTCTTGTATAGTCCACAGGCGTAAATTCCCGTATAGCCTACGGTACATACCTACATTAGCTTGTTTATGCTATCTTGTAGGTTTGACAATCTCTTAAATTAAGACTAGCATTAAAGTCTCTATCCTCTGTATAACCACATTCACAGCAATGATATGTTCTATCCGATAATTTTAAATCAGATTTAATACAATCACAATTATGACACGTTTTACTTGACGGATAAAATCGGTCAACAATTCTTAACTCAATCCCATATTCATTACATTTGGCAAGAAGCTTTGTCCTAAATTCAAAGAACTTCTGCTGTGCTATTGCTTTGGAGAGATGTCTATTCTTCATCACACCTGATACATTCAAATCTTCAATAGCAATCCACATTGGCTTGGTTTTCACCAATTCGGATATTACCTTATTGATATAATTTGTTCTTATATTGTCAAGTCTTTGATGAATTTTCTGTACTTTCAGCTTTTGCTTTTGGATATTTTGTCGAGTAGCTACTCCTTTCATATTTTTATTAAGTTTCTTGTAGCTTTCGTATTTCCTCGATAAGCTACGTTGCTCACGTCTAAGTTTCTTCTCAAGTTTCCTTATTTTAGGACTCTTATTTATATTCTTGTAAGTCTTGCCGTTTGAACAAACCGCAAAATCTTTAAGACCTAGGTCTATTCCTATCCCAAAGTCATTTAAAACAGGCTTTTGATGTTCCTGCTCTTCGACTAAAACCGACACATAGTATCTTCCTGCTTTGCAAGACACTGCTCCGCTTTTGATAATATGTGTTTTGGGGTTTGTAGGAATATATCCTTTTTCTTTTAATCTTACCCAACCAAGGGTAGGAATCTTAATTCTATGTCTTTCACATTGAATAATTGTTTTAGCATTTGTTTTTACAAAATACATTTTTACATCTGATTTTGCTTTCTTCTTGAACTTTGGAAATCTTGATTTTCCTTTAAAAAAGTTCTTGAAAGCTCTCTCAGCGTTCATAATGCTTTGTTTAACAGACTTACTGCTAACCTCTTTTATCCAATGAAAGTCAGGGTTATTAGGTATAAATTCATTGTTGAGCCACTTAGAAAAAACCATTCCTGACACAAAACGTTTTTCAATTTCATATATCTCTTTATTGTAAGCAAGATAGAAATTGTAAACGTACCTGCATACTCCGATAGTTCGGTTTATATGCTGCTTCTGCTCAGGCGTTGGGTCTATTTCTGTTTTGTAGCTCTTTAGCATTTCTCATCACCTTTTATTTGTTTTTTATTTATCAGTGCTTTATTGAATTATTTTTCTCCTTCTTTTTACGTACATTCTTTTTGTTATTAGTTTCTCCCATGCGGTATCACCTCTATTATATTATAGGGGCAAGCACCTAAAATATGCGTATAACTAATAAATTATGCGTAAGAATAATAATTTATGCGTCTAACGCATATTTCTATTATTAGTATACCCATTTTGGGAACTAATGTCAAGCCATATATTGGTTACATTAACAAACATTATGTAAATATAAATGTAAAATTTTTATTAACGAACAAATTTAGTGTTGACATACACAAATGAATAGTGTAAAATAAATCACTATGCAAAATGATTAATAACAGTTTTATCCCACCCTTACTGTTAAAGGGCAAAACTAAATAAATGAGGGATAATTCATTTTGGAAACGCTATAGGTGTTACCTATAGTTGGAGTACACCTTTATCTTGCCACAAGATAGTTACCGTCTACTCTCTGAACCTAGTCCGTATCTCCCGATAGGGGTTGGCTGCTGACCTGACATTTTTAACAACACTTAGCACCTATTGTAATAGTATAATAGGCTTTTATCTCAGCATATGTTATCTTTGCTATTGTTTCCGAGTTTCCTCACTCTTGTAATACCATTGTTACAAGTAGTTGCAAAGCTTTAGCCGTTCCCAGCAATTTGGCAACCTTATTTTAAAACGTGTGTGACCTATGCACATATAGTTTGTGGCTGTGCATAAGTTGGCATCTTTAATAATTGTTTACCTACGTTTTTGAATGATAATCCTGCCATAACGGTAGGAATAAGTGTTTCTAAAACACCGAATTTACTAATGAGATTATCAAGAACATCAATAATTTGTGTTCCACTGGTGATACCGAATTTAACTAAATCACCATTAATCAGAGTAGCTGACAAATTTTCAATACTTGTCTGAAAACCTTGCACTCTTCCTTGAATAGAGTCAAGGTATTTTTCATACTCTGACATAGCAGACCCAGCAGAGCCTATTGAGTCATTAACAATTTTATCCGCTTGACTCATATTCGTAAGCAATGCAGTAATTGTATTGCCTCTTTGCTTCAATTATATTAAAGTAAGTCGCAAATTTACTTATATGTTATATAACATATCCTATGCTTTCACATAGAGCTTAGACTATTTCTTAATCACGTCATTTATGACAGCAATTATACCTTTTCCATTTAAGGGTTATTCTCCCACTCCATTTGCGATTGAGCCGTACTTCTTTTGTTGCAACTATTCAGGATTTCCACCTTTATTTTATTGTTGCAACCCCATATGGGGAATAGTCGTTGAACTTTTACCCTCGACTTAAACTGTCCTATGGTCTAGGATAACGTTAGGGTACTTAGCTGCATGAACAGAGATTGTTACTGTACTTAGGCTTTTGACCTTATACAATCCTTACGTTATTTCTGCTTTCGCACCGTCATAATGTAATTTCTTCATTATTGTGGTGTAAGGCTTTACTCATTACCTGCAATTAAATATATTCTTTATGCACATTTCTGTACATTCAGGTAAACTCTACCTGCAATTTTCTCTATGACAGCGGCTTTTGATGTATCAGTAAGGTCGTTCCAAACATTGGCGATACCTTTCATAATTTCATAGGTACTCTTAAAGTTCTGAGAGTCCTTCATTATGTCAAAGCCACCTGTGCCATTTACGTTAGTAAGAGCTTTAATATCTTCCCTCAGTTTTGAGGTTGATACTGCCATGCCCTCTGTTGACTCGCCTGCATCTTCTAGTTCTGTTTTCGCTCCACGAAGTCGCATTGACAGGACTTTCAAACTGTTTCCTGCTTCGGCTGCGTCTCCAGTTATTTCTGTAATGGCTGTACCCATTGCTATTGCTTGGTCTAGTGTATTTCCTGCTACGCTCAGTGAAGATACTGACCTTGATAGCATATCACCAATATCACTTGCTGAAACAGCATACTTGTTTGATATTGCGTTAAACTTATCGACAATATTGATAGACTCATCAACTGTCATGTTATAGCTTTTCATAACTGTTGTTAGGTCTTGTACTGCTGTTGCATTATCTACTTCACCAACAACTGAATAAATACCTGAGTTTGTGGCAAGTGTTTCAGCTTCATCTAAACTATAACCACGTTTACCCCATTCCGCGGTTTGAGAAATAAGATCAGACAAATCAATCTTTAAATCTTTAGCCTTTTGACCTATATTATCAAAGAACTCGGCATATTGCTGATTTGTGTTATCAGTAACCTTACGCAATTCTGTCATAGCTGTATCAATATCTACAACATTATTATAGAACTTAACAGCTTCTCTTGATATACCTGAAATCACAGTAGTTAAACTCATCCAGCTTGTGAATTTTAAAGCGTCCTCTTTAATCTTATCGAAAAAGCTTAACCCATTCACACCTGCCGCCTGTGCTTCAGAACTCATTGTCCTAAAACTACGATTTATTCTATCAACATTTGCTTTCAAATCACTCGCAGTTAAATCACTAGCATTAAGCAACTTTTTGAGTGAAGCTATCATATTATCAGTTTCAACCTGATATGTACCGCCATTAAAAGTATTCTTGCCCATGGCTTTAGTATTAGCCTGTTGCCATGTCTGAATTGTGTATATTAACTTTTTAATGTTCTGCCTTGTAGCTTCTATATTCTGTTGTGATTTGTTGCTAGAAAAACTAGCCTTATAGGCTACATCTGCCCTCTTTAACTCATTTGTTAGTTCATTGAGTTTAATACGATATTCGTCTAATGCTTTAGGATCACCACCTACATTAGACAAACTTGTTTTTAGCTCATTAAACTTTTCCTGAAACTCTCCATTAAAAATAGGAGACTCTTTCCACTTTGTTTCTAAGGTAGTGAGATTTTGCGTAAGTCTAGCTACATTATTTTCTGTTTTAGTGGAGGTAGCTGACGATTTATCGGCAGACTTAGCTTTTACAATAGCCTGTTCATATTCACCTGTTTTCTTGAGCAAACGTATTTGTTCTTCATATTCCGAAGAAATTAATTTATTTTTTTTCAAATAGCTTTCGGCTGTAGATATTCTGCCCTTTGCATTTTTTATTTGCCTATTTATTTCAACAGTTTCCTCTTTGCCTGCTGAAATACGTTGTTTTTCTAACTTGTTAATTAGCGAAATATTTTCGATAATTTTATTGTATCTACTAGCTTGCTGTTGTGCCTCAGAATTATCAGATTTTTCAAGTAACTGTAAACTCTTTATTTCTGTTTCTGCTTTTTTAACCGAAACAACTAACTCACGATATTCTTCAGACCATTGTTTATTGCGTCCAAAATTCTCCTCGGTATCTTTTACCTTAGTTAATTGAGTGTTTAAACCTTGAATTAAATCCACAATTTCTTGTGGCTGATTTTTCAGCTTAGAAAAGTTATTTGAAATTTCTTGTATTGTGGTAGGCATTTTTGCCAAAGTGTTTTCAGCATTTGTTACTTTATTAAATGAACTTGAAGTAGTATCAAGATTTTGCTTAATCTCGTTTGCAGTAGTTTTAAGAGTATTAAATAAACTATCAACTTCCGCAACGGAGCCACCTTTACCAAGGTTATTAATAGCATTATTAACATCTGCGATTTCCTTAGTAAGTCCTGTTTCAATGCCCGAATTTGATGATTTAAACTCGGAAAGAAGTGTTGTGTATTTTGACTTAGCCTTATCAATATCTGCAATCAGCTTTAAGATACCCTTTTCAGAACTACTACCCGATAGATAGTCAAATGACCCATTTGTTTCGTTCAGAGCATATTTCAGTTTTTCAACTTGACCTGTTAAGCTTGTAACTTCTGCCGTAATTTGAGTAACTTCACCTGAACTATCTTTAGTCCATGAAAATGTCGGATTGCCAAACTGACTCAAAACTTTTCTTGCATTTTCAATAGTTTTAATAATATCTATCTGTCCGTCTTTATTAAAACCTGCCTTAAAAGTTTCTGCAAGAGTTGTGTCAATATTCTGTATCTCATGCTTTATATTTTTAACAGAGCTAACTACCTGTTTTTCAGCAACCTTTATACCACTCTGAATAGAAGTTACATTTAAACCACCAATATCTATTTTTAGATTTTTGCTGATTGTAGCAAGTTGAGATTGAATTTTCTTTTGTGTTTTATTCAAGTCCAACTCACCAATGATTTTAGCATGAGCCTTATTATCATTTGCAAGTACATTGTTTAATTTAGGTATATCGTCCTTAACTTTACTTGTGTCAAGTTCCACAGGAACTCGTATTTTTAAATCATCTGCCATTTCACTTCACCTCTATTCCTTGTCTTTTAAGTCCTTGCCTTAAAGCTATAACGTGATATTTGTTATCACTTAAATCCTCTTTTGCATTATATACAAATGGTCTAGCAACACCATGATACGTCCAATCTCCAAAATCGTACCCCCAACCAGTTTCAATGGTAGGTGCTAATTCTTGACCTGCATTATCTGACTTAATCATTTTCCCCTGTACAAAAATATAAGGGTTAGCCATTGTGTTGTTTTCAACAACTAAAGTGTCACCTTCGATAGAAGAATTAATATTGTTAATATCCATTAAGCCACCATTATCATATCGTCTTACATATTCATGTGGTACATAACTATCGTAAACATCTCTTTCAATATGATCTAGCATAACAGTGGTAACAACCTCGGTAACATCTGTAAGCAGAGCGTAATCAATTCTTGTTCTTAGTTCTCGCTCTAGTTCTTTAAGGTTTTTTACAACCATTTATTCCTCACCACGCAACCAATTTACAACAAGCTTTAAATCCTCGTCAGCTTGCTTCTGAGAAACTTTACTATGTGTTTCTATCGTAACTTTGTCACCATTTCTTAAACCAAGGCTACAAAGACCTATAATTGATTTACCATTGACCGTTCTATCTGTTGTCAGATTAGTCACAGAGGGACGTACCTGTGCAAAATACACAAACCTATGAATATTCCTAGCATTAGGCACTATCCCAAGTGTTATTTCCTGTTCTGCAAAGAACATATTAGTCACCGTCCTTGTTGTTTGAAATTACAATTTTATTTGCCATGTCATTACTATCTTTAAGTGTTTTTAACACTTCATTTAAGCTTTCAGTGTCAATATCTTTCGTAGCAACACTAATCTGTTCTATCATTTCTTTTGCTTTGTTTGCAAACTCTGTTACAGCTATATTAGCCATGCTCATAACCTTTTCAGCCGCTTTGTATCTAACATTCATGTCAATACCGCTGTCAATAGCTATACCAATTAAGTAATACTGATCTTCGTCAATCGACTTCCAATCAATATTATTATATTCCCTATTCAACTCTCCACTATCATAAATCTCCGCAATATCGTCTGATAAAAACTTATGCTCTCCGTAAAGAGTGAGCGTATAATATTCACGCAAGATATCTTTATATCCTGCTCCGTACTCAACTGTACCTTTAACTACATTATTTATAAATGCCTGCATTTCCGCAAAACTAAGCTTATTTTTCATTCAATTTTCCTCCATTTTCTTGCGTTTCTTTCTGCGTTTCTCAGTCTCTTACACTCATCATAATCAATCCACCCACCAAACTTTTTGGCATAAGTAATCCACTTATATGTAATATCTGGATAGCAATACCAAAACAATTTACGTTTAAGTATTGCCACTGAGTCTGGCATACCTTTTGTATCTATAACTTCAGTGACACCATCTTTATAAGTAACCACGAAATCAGCGACATATTTAATTGGCAACACAGTTTTGCCATCGTGAACAAACTTCGGTTGCAGTTCATATGGTTTCTGTAACTCATACGAAATCACTTCACCGCTTTCCACTAAAGGACAAAGTACATCACGATAATATTTCATTTCTAACACTGAGTCGAAAATAATGCCATTATAACTACGTTTTGATTTGTCTTTATCTACATTAAACTTGCTTCTATCTGTCAT